GGTTCAAGTGGTTCAAGTGGTTCGTCAGGTTCAAGTGGTTCAAGTGGTTCAAGTGGTGTAACCGTAAGTGGCTCAAGTGGTTCAAGTGGTTCAAGTGGTTCTTCAGGTTCAAGTGGTTCAAGTGGTGTAACCGTAAGTGGTTCAAGTGGTTCAAGCGGTTCCAGTGGCTCAAGTGGTTCAAGTGGTTCAAGTGGTGTAATATCATTAGCTACAGATGCTAATAATAGAGTTATAACTTCGGATGGAGACGGAACTGGTACAGCTGAACCAAATATGACATTTGATGGTAGTTCTGTAATATTTAAAGTAGGTGACCATACAACAGCCGGTAATAACACATACATGAGTTTATCAGATGCTGGTGGTGGTATAGAATTATCTACAGTTGGTGTAGGTTCACTCGGTGATATGAGAGGTTACTCACTTGGTACGTATCTATCTATTGATGATGTTAACGAAGTAACAAGATTACAATCTGAAGGTAATATATTCCTTGGTGATGATGACTGGGTTGGATATGGTAATGGTACACATATACAAATTGATGATGATGCTCAACAAATTAGTATGAGTGCAGCTAGTGGAGTTATAATAAGTTCATTATCTACTGGTGGTACTATTGATGTACACGCGTCTGGAACTGGTCATTTAATAATGGGTGTTTCTGATGTAAGATTAAAGAAAGAAATTAATACTATATCACAATCACTTGACACAATTAAAGAATTACGTGGTGTAACTTATAAATGGAAGACCGAAGAAGAAGGTAATACAAGGAATGCAGATAATACTAATGATAGAACAGAATATGGATTTATTGCACAAGAAATTACAGGTTCACAAGCACATAAAGTAAGTTTTGAAGACCAAGAAGGTTTCTATGGTGTTAATAAGACTCATATAATTCCAATATTGGTAGAGGCTATTAAGGAATTAGAAGCTAGAGTAGTAGGTTTAGAAGAAGAGTTAAAAAATAAATAATACTTTTAGTGTTAAAATTAGATACTTATTGTTAGTTATATAACTGTTATAAGGAGAATAAAATGGCAGATACTATTAAATTTTCTGAAGATGAAATGAAAAAGTTACAAGAACTTCAAACTTCATATCAGAGTAAAACTATTGAATTTGGACAATTACGTGTTCAGAGTATATTGTTGAAGCAACAATTAGATGCATTAGAACAACAAGAAGCACAAATGGAAGTTGATTATGCTAATATACAAAAGAATGAACGTGATTTAGTTGACGAATTAAATAAAAAATATGGGCCTGGTTCATTAGACCCAACTACTGGTACTTTTACACCAATAGAACAACCACCACAAACCGAAAAATAATAAAATCTTACATATAATCGTTTCAAGTTTTTGTTGACTATTTATATCTAAGAATATGTTATATATTCGCATGCGTAAATTAAAACTAATTAATTAGGAGAAATATAATGGCCGAAAGAATCGTAAGTCCTGGTGTATTTACTCGTGAGAAAGACCTTTCATTTTTACCACAAGCTATTGGGGAAATTGGAGCGGCAATAATTGGGCCTACCGTTAAAGGGCCTGCTTTTGTTCCTACAGTTGTTCGCAATTTTAATGAATTTGTGGATATATTTGGGGATGTCACGAAGAATTATTATACACCTTATACCGTAGAACAATATCTACGGAGTGCTGGTACGGTTACTATCGTCAGAGTTCTCGGAGAAGATGGGTATTCAAATGATATTATTAAACTATATGCTATATCTGGAGCAGATGCGGCAACTGGTGTTACACACTCGTTAGCGTATCTCGCACCGTCACAAGGTGATTTTAGTGGAGCAGGAGATTTATCAACATCAACTATTACTGGTGGTGATGTTACTTCAACTGATTCAACATTGACTGTGAATGGTACAGATACAGTTTCATATAGTGTAACTTTATCATTTGATACAGGAAGTGCTAATTACATTGAAAATGTATTTAGTACTGATGCTCAAACTCAAACGGGAGCTGGCGGAATTACTGTTCCAGTTTACTTATATGCTAATTTTAAAAACGCACAATCAACAACGAACTGGATTGGTTCAGGCTCATCGGCCGAATCACCCAGTGTTTCTGCTTCTATAGATACTATAGATTTTGCCAGTACTGATTACTCAAATGCTAGTTCACCAACTGTACAATCACAATTGATTAATAATGCACGTTTTAATCTATTTAAGGTTAATACTCGTTCACATGGTTCAAATGTAAACGATGATGTGTTTGTGGTTGTTTCTAATGTGAAAGCGGCTGGTAGTATTGCTGGTTCAGACTATGGTTCATTTAGTATTGGAGTTCATAATGTTGATGATGGGGCGTTAATAGAATCTTGGCATAATTTAAATTTTGATGCGTCAAGTACTAACTATTTACCAAGAGTTGTTGGTGATAGATATGTAACTATAGACTCAGCTGGGAAACTCACATATAATGGAGATTGGCCAAATATGTCCAATCATATTTATATTAGTGATTATTCTGGTCTTGAGTTCGCACCAAAGTCTGTAGTACCGATGGGTCACTCAGCAATATCAAATACTGTTCCAGGTACAACTGGAGTTGATGCTGCTAAATTGGTGACTTCACAAACTAATGAAACATTAGAGTTTGACGCAACAGTTCCATATGGATTTGACTTTAATTATTGGTATACATACAATGATAATGGAAAAGCCTGGGACAATGTTGCTTACTTAGCTCCAATACCAATAAGTGCTGGAACTGGTAATAATGCTACAATGTCATTAGAAAACATGAGTGGACATCCATCGGCATCATCTACAAATGGATATGCTACAGGTTCAGATAAAATTACATTGGCCGATTCACATATTAGTCAACGTAAGTTCGCTTTACCACTACAAGGTGGTTTTGATGGAATGAATCCCGCAACACCAAAGAATACTGGTGCTAACATACTAAATACAAATGTGATGGGATTTGATTGTTCATCTGCTACAACTATGGGAACTACTGTTTACAAGAAAGCTATTAATGCTGTAAGTAATCCTGATGAGTTCGATATCAATTTGTTAGTAACACCTGGTATCGTACATGGTCTACATAGTAAAGTTAGTGCTAGAGCTATGAATATGTGTGAAGAACGTGGTGATGCATTTTATGTTATGGATGCTTCTATACATGGTGAAAGTATCTCTACTATAACAAGTCGTGTATCTACATTAGATACTAATTACGCGGCTGTTTATTACCCTTGGGTAAAAATAGTAGATTCTGGTACATCATTACCTGTATGGGTTCCGCCTTCAGTTGTGTTACCTGGTGTTATTGCATACACAGACCAAGTAGCTCATGAATGGTTCGCTCCAGCTGGATTGAATCGTGGTGGTTTAACAACCGTACTTGAAGCTCAAACGAGATTAACTCACGCAGAACGTGATGACCTTTATGAAGATAGGGTTAACCCAATTGCTTCATTCCCAGGTCAAGGTGTTTGTGTTTGGGGTCAGAAGACCTTACAAGCTAAACCATCGGCGTTGGATAGAGTAAATGTACGTAGATTGCTAATTAGATTAAAGAAGTTTATTGCTTCTTCTTCAAGATACCTTGTGTTCGAACAGAATACTGCTGGAACACGTAATCGTTTCTTGAATATTGTTAATCCTTTCTTGGATTCAGTACAAGCTAATAGTGGATTGAGTGCGTTTAGAGTTGTCATGGATGAATCTAACAACACACCAGATGTTGTTGATAGAAATCGTCTTGTTGGACAAATCTATATTCAACCTACGAGAACTGCTGAGTTTATTGTTCTTGATTTTGTTGTACTTCCTACGGGAGCTACGTTTCCAGAATAAGTAAATAAGTTAAAACTTAAAACCCCTCATTTTGAGGGGTTTTTTGTTTATATGATATTTATTATTGATGTTAGATGAAATACATTTTTAGAAGTAGATGATATTTATATATAAGAAATTTAATTAATTTGGAGATAATAAAATGGCTGAATTACTCGACCCTTCAGAAATAATGTTCACTCCGTTTGAACCAAAAACGAAGAATCGTTATATCCTTTATGTTGAAGGTATTCCCGCGTATTTAATTAAGACTGCCAATAGACCGAGTATTACGTTTGAGGAAGTTGAATTAAATCATATTAATGTTAAAAGATTTGTAAAAGGTAAAGGTTCGTGGGAGCCAATTGAAATTACTTTATATGACCCAGTTGTTCCAAGTGGTGCACAAGCTGTTATGGAATGGGTAAGATTACATAAAGAATCTGTAACTGGACGTGATGGATATTCTGATTTTTATAAGAAAGATATTACAATTAATATGTTAGGTCCTGTTGGAGATAAGATAGAAGAATGGACTTTAAAAGGTGCATTTATTGTATCAGCCGCATTTAACGATTTAGATTGGGCAGCTAGTGACCCAGCCGAGATTACATTAAGTCTTCGTTACGATTACGCAATATTACAGTTTTAATTATTTTATTGGTGGAAGAGAGGGAAGTTTGTGGTGGACTTCCCTTTTTTATTGAAGGTTTTTAGTATTACATATCTATTTATTAAAAAGAGTTTTATTTAATTAGTTTTATTAAACAAGGAGAAATCATGGCGAAACAAGAAAAGCCTAAATTTCCAACTGAAGTTGTAACTTTACCATCTAAAGGTAACTTCTATCCAGAAGAACATCCTTTATCAAGTGGGGAAGTTGAAGTCA